TGGGGACCAAGGTTTTTCATTAAGTCGAGAAAATTATTATCACTTGTCTGTCTCCATTTATTTTGGATATAGATTTTAGAAGGCGTAATAATTCTACTAGCAAACTCCGCTATTCGGTCCGAAGTGATTGATTTGTCTTGGGATATAGAACACCCAATTCGCTTCATGACTTCTCTGTACTTCATTTCGTACTTGGAATTCATTACTATATCATCACCTAAGATCCTATAACAGTCGTCTATATCACCTACTTTCGAAATTGTTTTATCTACAGTATTAATCACTAATGTCATTACATAGTGATGAGCGAGTGCGAACAATGGGAAGGAAGGACCTAAGCCTAACGGCTGGCCAACCGACCACTTTCGGAAATCACCAGACGCGGGATCATGCCACTTTCCTTTGACTAAACGTTCAAGTGAGTCCACCAATAACATGGTTTCATCATCAAAAGCTATATGTCTCAGGATCGTAATCTGAAGCTCCCAGGGAAATAAGTTAGTGGCATCTGAAAGATCCACTGATGCAATCTCATTGCCCTTCTGCAACTGGCCTTGTGCCCACAGAACACCTTCCATTTGATTGAAAGTACAATCAGCTTTAAACTCACGAATGAGGCTGAGGAGACTCTTTTTAAGAGGCTCTAGTAACCAATTATATATTGGCACAGGATTCGCGTATGCACGCAACTTGTATCCGGGTTCTTGCTTGTACGAAATCTTACCAGACGTAATGTCTTGGGAAGCTGGAGAGCTCGCAAAGAATTGGACATAGTCCTTGTACTGTATCTTAACCGCTTCTTGCAACTTGGGACATGTGATAAATTTCATATCCCCAGGATTCCAGGATTTGGTCCCCCTCCCATTGAGGTACGGACCTTTCCTCGCATAGTGCTCATCAAGCCTTAGCCCCTTGCGGGGTTTGATAGCAAATTCGCACAGATTCGGAATATAGCGACATAAAACCTCAATTGATTTCGTCTCAGCTTCTGTTCGTTGCTTCATCACTGAAGACCAGAACTTTTTGCTTTGTGTTTCCGTCAATTTTGGAGATATTTCCGCCGAGTACACCATTAAACATGAGAGAGACCTCTGTATCGATCTAGGCGACTTAGCCTTGAAAAGACATCTGAAAGGTCCTTTTACATAATCATTCGTGTGGCTTAACCGGGGTAAAACCAGCGGTTTTCCTGCGATGTGTGTAATGAAAGCAGTTTTGATTGCTTTCAACCTTTTGACTGTATGCTCTGTTCCTTCGTTCCGGATCCATTTTTGGACGGTATTGAGGATTAGATGGATATATTGTTTCTTGAGACCAGAAGCAGCGAGACGTTTAC